CTGGTCTACCTACAAAAGACTTAAAAGAGATTGAGGAAGCAATCATCAACCTTGAGGTGATGCCTAGCATGAGAGCCTTGATGACAGCAGGGGTAGCAGCAGATCGTGACAACACCTGCATCTACAACTGTAGCTACCTACCAGTGGATCACATCCGTGCCTTTGATGAGGCTATGTTTATCTTACTGTGTGGTACTGGTGTCGGCTTCAGTGTAGAACGTCAGTCTATTGCCAAGCTTCCTGATATACCTGAGGCATTAGATTATAGTGATGATGTCATTGCAGTTAAGGATAGCAAGGAAGGTTGGGCTAGGGCTTTACATAAGCTACTGTCACACCTGTACTCAGGTGACATCCCTAAGTGGGACTTGTCTAAGATTAGACCAGCAGGTGCTAGACTTAAGACCTTTGGTGGTAGAGCTAGTGGACCTGAGCCTCTTGATGACTTGTTCAAGTTTGTTGTGGCTAAGTTCAAGGGTGCAGCAGGACGTAAGCTTACTAGTATTGAGTGTCACGATATCATGTGTAAGATTGGTGAGGTTGTGGTAGTAGGTGGTGTACGCCGATCAGCTATGATTAGCCTGTCTAACCTCAGTGACGGACGTATGGCACACGCTAAGTCAGGTCAGTGGTGGGAGAACGAGGGTCAACGTGCGTTAGCTAATAACTCTGTAGCCTACACAGACAAGCCTGACATGGAAGGATTTATGCGTGAGTGGTTGTCCCTTGTAGAGTCTAAGTCTGGTGAGCGTGGTATCTTCTCACGTGTAGCAGCCGACAAGCACGTAGAGATGAATGGACGTAGAGAGACAGGACATGAGTGGGGAACCAACCCTTGTTCTGAGATTATCTTGAGGCCATATCAATTCTGTAATCTAACAGAGGTTGTTGTTAGGCAGGGTGATGACTTAGAAAACTTACGGCGTAAGGTTCGACTGGCTACCATCCTTGGCACAGCACAGTCTACCTTCACTAAGATGCCGTACTTACGTAAGATTTGGCAGAAGAATACAGAAGAAGAACGTCTGCTTGGTGTATCACTAACAGGTATCATGGACAACTACTTACTATCTAAGACTGTTGATAGTAAAAAGTGGTTGAAAGAGTTGAAGGCACAGGCCATTGATGTCAACCGTATCTATGCTGACAAGCTTGGAGTACCTGCTTCTGCTGCTATCACCTGTGTTAAACCATCTGGTACTGTGTCGCAGCTAACTGATACTGCTTCTGGTATCCACGCAAGGCATAGTGAGTACTACATCCGTACTGTGAGGGGTGACAACAAAGACCCACTAACACAGTTTATGAAGGACAGTGGTATCCCTGCTGAACCATGTGTGATGAAGCCAGACTCTACCACAGTGTTTAGCTTCCCTACTAAGTCACCCTCAGGTGCTGTCACTCGTAACGATATGACTGCATTACAGCAGTTAGAACTATGGAAGAACTACGCACTACACTGGTGTGAACACAAACCATCTGTGACTATCACAGTCAAGGATGCAGAGTGGATGGCAGTGGGTGCGTGGGTCTATGAGAACTTTGACATATGTTCAGGTATCTCATTCCTACCCCACAGTGACCACAGTTACGCACAGGCTCCCTATCAAGAGATTGACAAGGAACAGTACAAAGAACTTAAGAAGCAGATGCCTGAGTCTATTGACTGGGCTGCTCTATCCCTGTATGAGAAGGAAGATACTACATCTGGTAGTCAGACACTAGCCTGTACAGCAGGTGCATGTGAGTTGGTAGATATCTAAAGTACCCCTATTAGCGAAAGTTTGATAAATGAAAGTATTAGGTAATGATTTCAACATCACTGACGGACTATTAAATACGTTATTAGAACTGTATCCAAACAAACTTCCGCATAATCAAATTACCCCTGAGGAGCTTGGGTTCCTTAGGGGGCAACAGTCCGTGATACAGAAACTAGTTGAATTACAAAACCAAGATTATGAGGAATTTTAAATATGGGTGGAATGTTCAGACCTAAAATGCCAGCACCCCCACCACAGGTAGCACGTCCAGTTACAGCAGTACAGAAGACACCTGACTTGGAGATGGCTGACGAAGAAACCCCAGCAATGGGTATTAAGAAGAAGCAAAAGGGTAAGAAACAATTAAAAGTTACAACTGATACATCCTTACAAACAGGCAGTACTGGTTCGGGACTACAGATAGGGCAGGGATCATAACATGGGTGCTGTAAAGAAACCAATTAGAAAAATTGCACGTGCTGTAAAAAGCAAGTTAAGAAAGCAAGCTATGCTGTACAGGGTGGTAAAGCAAAAGCACGTGGTACACCTAGTAAACCTGCTTCAGTTACTGCTGCACCATCTACAGCCGCAGCTAAACAACAAGAAGAAGAAGTAGCAACTACAGTAGAAACAGGTGCAGGTGTACAACGCCGCAGACGTAGGGGCAAGAAGGCTCTCGTTTTAGGTCAGGGTTCAGCACAGGTAGCTGGTGCTTCTGGTGGTACTGGTTTAAATATACCTAAGACTTAAGATCACAAGTGTTGATTATGAGGTACAATAAATGGAACAAGATGTAGGTACAGTAGCTAAACGCTACAGCCAACTAAATGGAGAGAGAGATACTTTCCTAGAGAGAGGCCGTGAGGCGGCGAGGCTTACTATTCCTACTCTTTTGCCTGAAGAGGGTCATAGTAGTTCATCTATCTATGCGACACCGTATCAGGGCATTGGAGCGAGGGGTGTAAACAACCTTGCATCTAAGCTTCTTCTCGCCCTACTACCACCTAACAGCCCATTCTTTAGGTTGACTATTGATGACTTTGATCTACAACAGATTGCAGGTGATAACCGTGGTCAGGTAGAAGAAGGTCTAGCACGTATTGAACGTGCGGCAATGCAAGAGATTGAAGGTAAGTCAATCCGTGTACCCACCTTTGAGGCACTAAAGCTGCTTATCGTTACTGGTAATGCGCTGGTATATATGCCAAAGGAAGGTGGGATGAAAGTATTTAGACCAGACCGTTATGTTGTTAAGCGTGACGCAATGGGCAAGGTACTAGAGATTATTACCAAAGAGACTATGGCTCCTCAGACACTACCTGATGAGGTACGTGAACAACTACCACCATCAGAAACACCAGTTAAGAGCCATGATCTATATACAAGAGTGACTCGCACACCCAAAGGCTTTGAGGTTATCCAAGAAGTATCTGGGATATTGCTTGAGTCTACTAAGGGTATGTTTAAGGAAGATCAAAACCCCTTCATTCCACTACGGTTTATTCGTATTGATGGTGAGGACTATGGGCGTGGCTTCATTGAGGAATACATTGGTGACCTACGCAGCCTAGAAGCTTTGACTAAAGCTATCGTACAGGGCAGCGCAGCTTCAGCAAAGGTGTTGTTTCTTGTACGTCCTAACGGTACTACAAAGACTAAAGACCTTTCTGCCGCACCTAACGGTGCGTTCCTACAGGGTGACAGTAATGATGTGTCTACCCTACAGGTACAGAAGGGTGGTGACTTCCGTGTAGCTCTTGAGACTATGCAGATGATTAACGACAGACTTGGTGCTGCCTTCCTACTTAACTCCTCTGTACAAAGATCAGCAGAGAGAGTGACAGCAGAAGAAGTACGCTTCATGGCACAGGAACTAGAGACAGCCCTTGGTGGTGTATACTCTATTCTGTCTCAGGAGTTCCAACTACCATTGATTAACCTACTTCTTAACTTGCTTCAGAAGCAGGGTAAGATGCCTAAGATGCCTAAGGATAGTGTCAAGCCTACAGTAGTAACAGGTATTGAAGCACTAGGCCGTGGGCAAGACTTAAACAAACTAGCTTCATTCTTACAGTATCTTCAGCCACTAGGCCCAGAAGTTATTGCCAATGAAATGAACTTAGGTGACTACATTGATAGACTAGCTGCATCACTTGGTATTGATACCTCTGGACTTATTAAGTCAGAAGAACAGAAGGCTCAGGAACAGATGATGCAACAGCAAATGATGCAACAACAGATGCTGGAACAGGCGGGGGCAGGTGCATTGCAGAAAGCAGCACCAGCAATTGCGGGAGCAGTTGACCCAGAACAAGTACAACAAGCTATGGAGCAAATGAGTTAAATGGCTGAAACCGTAAACACTTATCAAGAACCTGCTGCTGAATCTCAGGAGCATGTAAACGAAATGTTAGCTAAGGTAGAGGGAACTCAACAAGACCCTGAACGTCCTGAGTGGCTACCTGAGAAATTTAAATCAGTTGAGGAAATGGCTAAGGCATACTCTGCATTAGAGGGTAAGCTAGGCCAGCCTCAGCAGGAAGAACAAGAAGAAGTTGATGAAGACGTAACAAACCACAGTGCCTCTGAAGTATCAGAGGTTCTTGGTGCTAACGGCATTGACTTTGACGTACTACAGCAAGAGTACGCAGAACTGGGTGGACTGTCTGAGGATGCTTATGCAGCCTTGGAAGAAGCTGGGTTTCCTGAAGCTGTAGTAGATCAGTGGATTGCTGGGCAAGAAGCTATGTCCCAACAAGTACAATCCGAAATGCACTCCCTAGTAGGGGGTTCAGAACAGTATCAAGAACTAGTAGGCTGGGCAGCAGATGCTCTACCTGACAATGAAATTGATGCTTTTAATGCAACTATGGAAACGCAAGACCCTAACTTGATTAGGCTTGCTATTCAAGGTCTTAATGCACGGTATCGTTCTGAGGCTGCACCTAACCTTATTGAAGGTAGTACAGGCGCAGTATCCACAGGCGGGAAGTTCTCTAGTAATGCAGAATTAACTGCTGCTATGGGTGACCCTAGATACGCTAAAGACCCCGCCTACAGACAGCAGATTGCTGATAAGTTGGCACGGTCTAGTCTGTTCTAACATTGTTGCATGGGGTTGGGGGATATATTGCTTCCCCCTTCCTTCTAGTTACATTACGGTGTGCCTAGAAGGGATCACATCCCTAACACGAAGCTAAACATAACAAACGATTACCCCTGACCCCTTGCGAGGGACAATCTTGGAGAAAGGATGTAGTGTAATGCAGAGTGTATTTCAACTCAACATTATACTCACTAAGGAGTAATTTAAAATGGCATCAGCCGCTTCAAATCCGGCCTATAGCGTAAGCTTCCAAGGCCAAAATAACCTATCAGGTGACGTACGTGACCTGTTTCTCAAGCTGTATGCAGGAGAAGTCCTAACAGCCTATGAGGAAAAGAAAGTCCTTATGGACAAGGTACGTACTCGTACAATCTCTAAAGGTAAGTCTGCTTCATTCCCAATGACAGGCCGTGCAACTGCTGAATACTTGACCCCCGGAAACGAAATCACAGGCGGGGCTATTCGTGCAGGTGAGCGTATCGTAACAATTGACGATCTGCTTATCTCAAGCCAGTTCATTGCTAACATTGATGAGGCAATCAACCACTACGATGTACGTTCAATCTACTCAAAGGAAGCTGGTATTGCACTAGCTAACGAGGCAGATCGTAACGTAGCACGTATGCTTGTTAAGGCTGCATTATCAACTAACGCAACAGCCGCTGCTGGTCTTATCCAAGACTACAAGGCTTTTACTGAAGAAGACTTTACTGGTAACGTCACTGTTGGTACAGCTACTGCTGACCTACTTGACCCTGCAAAGCTGGCTAAGGCTATCTTTGATGCCAAGAAGACTATGGACATTGCTAATGTTCCTTCAGAGAACGCAGTTGTTGTTCTTCCACCAGCACAGTACTATGCACTGATGGATGTGACTGATGGTTCTAAGCTGACCTACATGAACCGTGACTTTGGTGGTAATGGTTCTGTTGCTTCAGGTATGGTTCCAGCTATTGCAGGTATTCCTGTAATCATGTCTAACCATGCTGACGTATCTGCTCTGTACAAGAACTTCACAACAGGTAACGCTGATGAAGGTAAGACAGCAGACAACGCACCACTGGCAAACACTGCTGGTTCAGGCCGTACAACACACTATGACCTTCCGACTGCTGCTGTAGACGGACGCGACATGGTGGCAGAAGCTGCTCTGATTAAAGGCTTTGTCTTTACACCAGAAGCAGTAGCTACTGTTAAGTTGCTTGACTTGGGCATGGAGTCTGAGTATCAAATTAATCGTCAGGGTACACTCATGGTTGCTAAGTACGCAATGGGGCATAACGTCCTACGTCCTGCATCATGTATTGCATTGATTGACGCAAACGCTTAAATAAACTTGGGGGTAGCTTAACGGCTACTCCCTTTTTTCTTTGGAGAATGATATGCCAAACGTAGCAGGTAAAGAGTACAAGTATACTAAGAAGGGTATGGCACAGGCTAAGGCTGCGGCTAAGAAGACTGGTGCTACCATGAAGTATAAGAAGAAGAAATGATATGGCTATTACACATGCAGGAGAAACATTTAAGGGTCTGCGGATACCTAAGAGTTCTCCAAAGGGTAAGAAGTCACATGCTGTATTGGTAGGCACAAAAGAGAAGCCGGAAATTATTAGATTTGGTGAACGAGGTGCAAAGACAAACCAGTCAGCTAAACAACGAAAAGCTTTTAAAGATAGACACCGCAAGAATATAGCCAAGGGGCCATCAAGCGCAGCTTATTGGGCTGACAAGGTTAAGTGGAAAGCATAAGGTAAGCAACATGGCAGGAACAACACAATTAGATGCAGTCAACATTATGCTTTCTGCCATTGGCGAAGCACCAGTTAGTAGTCTCTCCTCTGGCTTGATTGAAGCAGAGATTGCAGAGACTATCCTTAACACAGTTGACAAAGAAGTACAGTCTATGGGCTGGCACTTTAACACAGAATTAAACAAGAGTTTCCCTAAAGATACTAATGGTGAGATTATTCTCCCTGCTGACATTCTTAGAGCAGACTCAACACTGAAAGCTAACGCTCCTAATTTAGTGCAGCGTGGCCTTAAAATGTATGACAGGACTAATCATACCTTTAATGTAGGTACTGATGCAGCCCTTGATGTTGTAGTACAATTAGTCTTCAGCGATGTACCAGAAGTAGCAAAGCGTTACATTGTACTACGTGCTACTCGCATCTTCCAAGACCGTGTAGTAGGTTCAGATACCCTACACTCCTTCCAACAGGAAGATGAGAACCGTGCCTTTATTGAGTTACGTGACTTTGATAAAGCAGCAGATGACCACAACATCTTTGACAACTATGACACCTTTAGTATTATTGATAGGCAGGGACGGAGAACAATCTAATGGCACTCATCAGTCAATCAATCCCAAACCTTATTAACGGTGTATCACAGCAGCCACCCTCACTACGCCTAAATACTCAGGCTGAGTTACAAGAGAATGGGCTGTCCAGTGTTGTATCAGGTTTGTCTAAACGCCCAAGTTCACAGCATGTTGCTGACTTAGGAGTTATTTCAAACCTAGACAAAGCGTTTATCCACACTATCCGTAGGGATGAGAATGAGTTTTACTCTATGGTTGTGGATACTGCTGGTACTATTAGGGTGTTTGACAAAGATGGTGTAGCTAAGACTGTTACCAATAATGCTGCGTCCTACCTATCAGGATTAACAAACCCTAATGAAGAACTAGCTGCTGTCTCAATTGCTGACGCAACTTTTATTATTAATAAGAATACTACAGTAGCTAAAGCAGCTACGGTATCCCCAACACGTAATCCAGAAGCATTGGTATATGTAAAGAACGCTGACTATGCTTCTACATACCGATTAAAGCTTACTAAAGGTGGCAGCACAAGTACAGTACAATTTGCTACTAAGTCTAGTACACAGGCTTCTACAGCACTAACACAGAACGCAGAACGTGGCGCATCAACAGACTTGATTGCGACATATTTAAATACATTTTCTGGCAGTGTTGTCAGTACTACTTACTATGATGGTATTACCAACGCATCAGCAGTATCAGGTTTAACATTGACAAGATATGGCTCTGTTATACACGTTCAGTCTACCGATGCTACAGACTTTGTAGTAGAGGTAGGTGACTCTCACGGTGGAGATCATCTTAAAGTATTTAAGGGTGAGACACCTGACTTTAAACAGCTTCCTGTAGAGGGGCCAAACGATTTTGTTATTGGTGTCTCAGGAGACAACTCAAAGGCACAGGATGACTACTATGTTAAGTTTAGTAACGGTGTCTGGAAAGAAACAGTAGAGCCTAATATTGAAATTGCACTAGACCCTGCTACTCTACCTCATAAACTTTCTAAGCTTGTTAACGGAAACTTTGAATTTAATCCCGCTGCTTTTGCAGATAGAAAAGTAGGAGATGATGACACTAACCCATTCCCTTCATTTGTAGGGTTTAAGTTAGCAGATATTTTCTTCCATAAGAATAGACTTGGAGTACTAGCTGACGAGAATGTCATATTTAGTAGTGCTGGTGAGTTTCTTAACTTTGACTTCTTCCGCAAGTCAACGCTAACCATTATTGATAGTGACCCCATTGATGTGGCAGTGTCCTCTAATAAGGTTAGTATTCTTAAACACGCAGTACCGTTTAACGAAGCACTGCTGCTCTTCTCTGACCTCACACAGTTTAAGGTAACAGGTGATCCTGTACTAACCCCTGAGACTGTTGACGTATCTAATACTACAGAGTTTGAAACAAGCCTACGAGCTAGACCAGCAGCAGCGGGTAAGTATGTTTACTTTGCCTCTAAGCGTGGTGCGTGGTCAGGTATGTGGGAGTACTTTGTAGATAGTGATACTGATACAAATGATGCCACAGAGATTAGCTCACATATTCCTGAGTATCTTAACGGTGAGATTATTAATATTCAAGCTTCATCAAATGAGGATATGATACTAGCACAAACCGACAATGATCCTACAGCCATATACGTGTATAGATACTACTGGTCTGGTAGAGAAAAGCTACAGGCTTCTTGGTCACGTTGGGTATTTAATGGTGATGTAGTAGGCATGTCCTTTAATCGTGCTGATATCTATATCCTAATTAAACGAGGTACAAACCTATTTCTAGAACGTATTAATCTATCAGTAGATGAAGCTACTACTTACACTACAGGCAGCTTTTCTATACACTTAGATAGACGTGTTAGGTTGGAAACAGGTGGACTTACTGCTATACCTTATGTAGATGCTAATACAATCTATATTGACCAAACAGGTAAAATCATTACTCTTAGTGCAGTAGCAGCTAAATTAGCTAACTCTGAAAAGGTGTTTGCGGGTATCCCCTTTACTTTTAAGTATGAGTTTTCTGAGCCAGTTATTAAGCAGGACAACAAGGCGATAACAACAGGACACCTACAGCTTAGAAATTATGCTGTGGTCTTCAATAAGACAGGCTTCTTTAATGTAATACTAAGACCCCTCAAACGTACATCCTACACACGTACTTTTACAGGGCGTGTAGTTGGTAGTGCTGCTAATATTCTTAACTCAGCCGCTATTGAGTCTGGAACATATCGTTTTGGAGTTATTGGTAACGCTAGTGAAACCTCAGTAACACTTGAAAGTGATAGTCACTTACCCTGTGTATTCCAATCAGCAGAATGGGAAGGTTTCTTCCAACTACGTTCAAGGAGAATGTAATGAAGGTTTATGTGAGAGCAAGTACTCAGTCTGATGTAGATCATCTGGCAACAAACTTAAGACCAGAAGACACTGAAGAAGTACTTGCTTCACATGGCGATGTTAAGGAAGCTCTACAGCAGGGACTGGATGAGTCAGAGGAGTGTTGGACTATAGTTGTAAAAGAAACAGGTGAGATTGCAGGTATTTATGGTGTCGTAGGTTTAGATAACCTAACAGGCATACCGTGGTTGCTTACAGCACCGCCTATAACTAAAGTCTGGCTACCCTTTCTTAGAGGTTCTCTCAAATGGGTAAAAGAAACAAATAAGAAATATCCCATCCTAACTAATGCCTGTGATGCTGATTATAGTGTAGCTATTAACTGGTTAAAGTTTGTAGGATTTACGTTTATTCAAAGGCATGAAACTTGGGGTGTAGGAAACAAACCCTTTTTAGAATTTGTGAGGATACAAGATGTGTGAACCGACACTAATGGCTGCGCTAATGGTAGCACAGGGGGTTGCTCAATACCAAGAAGGTGTAGCACAAGCACAATCAGATCAAGCTAGATTTGACCGTAACCGCTTGGCTGCTAACGAAGCTAGAGATTTAAAAGTACAGACCCTTAACCAGAGAGCTACTCAAGAAGCAGAAGCTGCCTCTGAAGAGAAGCTAGCCTTAAGCATTAAAGCTATGGAAGGCAAGGGTGCTGCTCTGGTTGCTCAGGGTGAATCAGGTCTTACTGGTAATAGTATGGACTTACTACTACAGGATTACGAAGCACAGAAGCTACGTGGTGTAACGACAATCAATAGAAACCTTGAGAATGTAGAGAAACAGATTGAGCTTGAAAAGCGTGGTGCATCTGCGGAAGCACAGAATAGAACTAACTCTCTACAACAGGGTGTCATGCCTAATTTCCTAGCTGCGGCTGTGGGAACTGCGGCTAATGCTGCTGCTGCTTATAATGCGGCTGATGTCTCCTCAAGTAGTAGTTCCTCAAGCAGTAGTTCTTCTACAAGTACTAAGTCTTCTGCATCAAGGGGAACACCTAAAGCACGTTATACAACTTAAAAGGAAATAGCTCATGGCTAGAAAACAAGTAGAACGGTTGCGGCCTTCTGCAAGGCTACAAGCTGTAGCTCGTCCAGTAGAGACATATGTACGTCCTGCTGAACAACCTGCACCTAAGAGTGGTTTGGGTGAGTTTATACGTGCTATCGCACCAGCAGCAGAAACACTAGCACAAATAGAAAAACAAAAGAAGTTAAAGTTACAACGTGAGGCTGAACAGGGTATTGCATCTGCACGTACTCTGGATGCTAAGATTGCCACAGCAGCCGCTTTAAGGGCAGCCAAGCAGGACTTTACAAACAACGTACCAGATTATCTAGATATGTCTGAGGAGCAAGTTACCGCTAGACGTGCTGAGATTATGCAACCCTTTATACAGGAAACTGAAAACTCAGGGGATGACCTACTGATTAAGGCTGTCAAGGGCAACATTGAAATGGGGAACCTTGCGTGGTTTAACAGAGATTATGACCCTGCAAAGTTTAAACATAACTTTACTATTAACATGGGTAAAGTAGGTAATGAAGTTTTAGGTATTAATTCAGATTTAGCCTATATACCACAGACTGAAGAAGATGGTACTATACAAGATAACCGTGCTATTCAAAAGAAAAACATTGATGAGATTGTAAGACAGGCTTCTCAAGCCTATGGCTACAGTCAAACTATGGTTAATGATTACATTATGGAAAAAGTGATTGCTCCTAATGTAAGATCAGGCGGTAGGGGTGCAGCCTATGAGTGGGCAGAGGATCGTAAGTTCCGTGGCATCCCACGCTACCAAGCGATGTATAAGACTATTGATAGTGACCTTAGGGCTTATGATAGAGAGTTTAATAAACAGAATGATAATATTCTTTTTACTCAGAAGTTAAATCAAGGTTTTGAAAGCTTTGTCTTTGGTGGTTCTAATAATCAACAGGATTATTTTAGGGGTGAAACATTAACTGGTGCTGGCGGTACTAAACTTGTCATGGATGATGATGAGACAATAGCACGTTTTGAAGCTTATGCAGCCAGCCGTGGCTTAAATCAAGATCAATTTGAAGACTTCTTTAAAAAGAATAATCTTCTTCCTTCTAATATGAAGAACAATATTCAGAATGGTATTTATGCTTTAAACAGTGGTGATATCATTTCTAATCCTACTGATGCAGCTACTGCTGAGTTAGCCTTTAATAGTATATTCAAAGCACAGGCAATGGGTATAGATATTCCTACGTCAGTGGTAGATGCGGATCAATTGGAACGCTTTGAGATAGCTAAGATACTTGCTATGAGAACTGCCACTGTAGGTAGTAAGGATGACGGTACTGTTAATATTGCTAACGCTATGTTCACGGCTCAATCGGCTGACTTAAGTATTGGTGAAACTTTAAGTGCTGCTAACAAAGAAAAACTAGCTAATAGTATTAGTACTTTCTTAGGCACTGACCATACTGACACAGGTAATTCTAGAGCTAACATCGAAGAACTTTCGCGTATGACAGGACTGCTTATGCAATTAGAGGGTGGCTTATCCTTAGAAAACGCAGCTAATATGGCAGCAGAAGCTTTTAAGAAAGATAGTGTAATCTATCAGGCTGCTAATGGTCTGAAGATGTCCTTCCGGCAGCTTAACACTGACCCTAATGTTAGTGCGCCTGTAGCACAAAGATTAACAGACCTTTCTAAAGTAATGAGTGATGATCCAGACATAAAGATTATTATGAATGGTGAGTTAGGGATGATTGAAAATCCTACTGTTGGTTTTTCTAATGATCGCCTTAAACCTAACGCTGTTAGAATTTCTATTATGGATGAAAACGGTTTTCCACATATTCCTCTTGGGGTTGTCAAGAAGGCTGATTTGCTTAATGACCCACAAATTGTTGCTAAAATTATAGCAAGTAATAAGAACAAGGTTATTCTAGCTAAAAAGAAAGCATTTTCTGGTGGCTCTCTAGCTCCAGAGGATGATCCTGTTAATGCTCCTATAAATGTTAGTGCAGCATGGGCTAACAATAACTTAGGTAACTCTGTTACTAGCCTTCCTGATACGTTTAAACCACTAACAGCCCAGCCTATTGTTGTTGATGGTGAGCCTACAGGACAGTACTACTACACAGGTATTACAGCGGATGGTTCTAAACCTACTTATGTATCCACTCAGAGTCCAGAGTACATTAAGCCTGAACCTGTAGAGCCACCTGACGTAGTTGAGGATGAGTCTACGGTAGAAGAACAACAAACTAGCTCGTTAGCCGATGATGCTTTAGACGTGGTAACTAATCTTATTGATAATACCGTTGGAGCATCTACAGCTAACGCTACTGCTACTATCATAGGTGATGAGGGTTTCTCTTACACTCCTTATGATGACATGGGTAAAGACTCCGTAGGCCATGGTCTTCAAATTGAATCCCTTGAACCTGATGAGAAGGCTCTTATATCTGACATCAACAACGTACAGCCAGAGGAATCTGCTGCTGTTGTAGCACTTAAAGCATCTAAGATTAACAACTACTTTACTGACGTAGTAGAAGGTTTTCAGAACCTACCAGACACAGCAAAGTCTGGCATGATCCAGATGGGTTATCAGCTAGGTAGATTTAACGTCACTAAAGAGTGGCCTAAGTTTATGGAGTCAATTAAGGAAGCTGCTCAGTATGCTGAAGGTTCTATAGAACAGGCTACTGCTCTTGCTAACGCTAAGTTTAATATGCTTTACAATGTAGCAGAAGATGGTAAAGTTACAGCTACCAAGTGGGCTACACAGACTAAAAACAGAGCTATGAGAGTAGCTGATGAGCTTGCTAGTGGTGCAGGTGAGGCGGCTACAGCCGTATTTGATGGCTTTATTAGTAAAGCACACGCAGATACTGATACTATTCCACAGAATGAACAGTTAAATGTAGGTGATGTACCTACAGCTTCTGCTGTTGTAGATATTGGTTTAGCTATGAACCCTGCTGATGCTGCTTATAAATACTATGGTATTGATGAGAACACAGATGATGGTGCAAAGGCTGTCAAAGGTTTCTTTGAGACATCTGTAGGTAACTGGAACCCTGACCAAGAAACAGCAGAACAGTTTGCCACAAACAAAGCGTGGTGTGCTGCGTTCTTAACACAGGTCTTGCGTGACTCAGGTGTAGACACTAAAGCTTTATTTGGTACTGACAAGTTTGACCAAATAAGAGCCAAGGCTTACACTAAGGTAGGAACTGAAGTAGAACCTACACAAGTTAAGGCTGGTGATATTATGATTAAACAACATACCAAAGAGGAGCGTAAAAAGTTTAAGTTAGGTTATGGTCATGTGGGTATTGTTGTTAAAGTAGAAGGTGATAAGGTATTCTTTATTGGTGGTAACACTGGTGATAGGGTAACTATGTCATCCTATAATATGACTGAAAAAGAGGTAAACTTCAGAAGAGTACAGAACGCATCTGATATCCCTACTGAAAGCTTACCATCTATGCTTGAACTAAAAGCAGGTGTATACGCTAGAAAAACTGTAAAGAAAGCTAAGAACTTTCTTACTAGCATGTATGATAATATCTTTGGATAAAAGGAAAAACCATGGCTGAGAAATCTAATACTATCCTCACTGGCCTAGGATTTGAGTCAGGGATTACAGCCCCTGACGTAACTCCTATGGTTAGCGAAGGTACAATATTTAAGGCACAAGAGGAAGTAACAACAAAGGGTGGCTTCTTTTCTTCCTTGCCTACAGCAGTCGTGGAAGAACAAATAGCACCTATTCTCTTTAAAAGTGCCGACAGATTAAGAACACCAGAGGGTGAAGCTGTCGGTACTTTAACTGATGAGATGACTTTTGAACTGACTAACGGTCTAACTGATGAACGTGCTATTAGTGAAGTGTTAGATGAAGCCACCAACGTCAACCTTAATAGTGCAATGAGGCTCAGAAAAGATTACTTAGAGACACAAACTAACCGCCAGAAACTAGCTGATGCTGGTTGGGGTGGAACAGCCGCTACTTTCTTTGCTGCAATGTTTGATCCAGTAGAATGGGCTACCATTGGAGCTTCTACGGCTGCTATAGCTTCTCTAAGTGGCCCTGCTGCCCCTCTAACCGCTACTACTGCACTAACCGCTGGTGCGGCTATGAGGGCTAAGAAAGCCTATAGTGCAGCTAAAGCTTTTAGTGCGGGTGCGGCAGTTACTGGTCTTGAATTAGCTGCTTTTGAAAGCATCCGTGCTGGTCTTAAGTATGATGTAGATGCTAATGATGTGCTTATAGCTATGGGTGCTGGTTCAGCACTAGGCGGCACTTTAAACGCAGGTATATCTACGTTCATTAAACGTGGTAATGTAGCACGATTAGCTAAGAAGGTAGCAGAGGGTGGACAACTCACTCCTGCTGAACGAGCCTTCTATAATGCTAACAATGCAGAGGCTACTACACAGCGTTTAATTAACGAAACAATGGCTAACGATACCATGTTTAACGTAGCTGACGCTACTACTGCTGCTACTAGGGTTAGTGATACAGGAGTATCTGAGCGTGTGGCTCTTGCTGCAACGCCTGAAGAGACTGCCGAAGCTATCCCTGAGATTGCTGGTTTTGGTCTACTAGGTGTACGTAAGCTAGTATCCTCTGGGTACAAGGCTGGTATGTCTAAGCTCTCACGGATGCGTCAGGGTGCTAGAGCCTTAGGTGCTAATACTGTAGGCTATAAAGGCGGCAACTTACATGCCAACGACTCAGCTTCAGAAATTGCAGAGCGTATTCAAGGTCAGTATAGGCAGAGTTTTGGTTCAGTGTTCTATCCTGCTCAGGAAGCTTTTATTAAAAGAACAGGGCTATCTATCCCTGACTTTAATGATTTAGTTAGTAAGTACGTACGTGGTATTATTACAGAGGCAGACCCTGAAGTTAAGGCTGTAGCTGAACTGGTACAGAAACAAGAACGTGAACTTGCTGAGATGGGTATTAAGTATGATGTTGCTGGTTTTACACCATCAATACTAGATAAGCATAAGAACTACCTAGCTCGTATCTTTAATGATGAAAACATTGTTAATTTAAGAAAACGTCTTGGTGCTGATGCTGATGAAAAAATTGCTCAACTAGTAGAAGAAGCTCTACGTAAGGGTCAGCCTGATATACTTGATAATGTTATTAAGAGCATTATGAAAAAGGCTGAGAAGGCTGCTAAGAAAAAACCTAGCCGAAAGTCCACTAAGGATATAGAAGCAGAAGCTAACGACATGATTAGACGTATAGCTGCTGGTTATACCAAGGGTATTATTGATCGTTCATTTGGTAAGTCAGGCGGCGTACAAGGTCTTAATGAGATGACCCTAGAAGATTTGGGTGATCTTATGAAGAGAGAGTTTAAGGATGAATTATCAAGTGATCAGATAGATGATGTTGTAGAACTCTTTGCAAACGGTAGACCTACAAAGGCTGAACACAAGCGCAGCCGCCCACGTTTACTACTTGACGAAAGTGCCTCTATTAGCGTAACACGTGCTGATGGGGAAGTAGAAGAGATACGGTTTGAAGAGTTGTTAGAGACTGATATCGAACAGCTACATAACTCTTATATCTTTCAACTTTCAGGAGCTATTGGACTAGCTAGGAATGGTATCAATACCAACCAAGCAGGTTCTAGCTGGGACGCTTTTAAAGAGACTATTAAAAGTCAAGCTAAAATGCAGAACATTTCTGAGGGAGAATATAGGTCTGAGTTAGATGCTTTGGATTTTATGTACGATGGGATAACTGGTAGACTAGCTCACAGAGAACCATTCAGCAAGGGTGTAAAAGAATTTAACGTAGGTATGAGAGCCTTTAGCTTTGCTGTTAATATGGGAATGTCAGGTATGTCTTCTATGATGGAGATATCCAACGCTGTCTTTGAGTATAGTGTAAGCACTATTCTTAGGACTAACCCAGCTATGAACAGCTTCTATACTAAGGCTTCTCAAGGGCGTATGGAAGACAGTCTACTAAAGGAATTAATTGATGACCTTGGTATGGGTGAGGAAGTACTACTAGGTAAGTATTCTACTATTAATCGTTTTGATGGTGGTAACTTAGAGGGTACTCTAGTTCCTAGGGCTGGTTGGAAAGCCTCTAAAGCTCAGTGGTTGCAGCAGAAAGTAGCTTATGGTTCTGGACTGCTGGGTGTAACTCAAGTCTTAAGACGTAGAGCTATGCGTGGTTTTGCTCAGGAATGGGCAACAGCAGCTACAAAAGATAAGATGCCCTTTGCTACAGTTAAACTAAGACAACTAGGCTTAACTGACGATATGACTACTAAGATTAGTAACACAATTAAGGATAAGGCTGACATTGAGAATGGTACTCTGGTTAGAATGAACCTTAAGGATTGGCCTGAGGATGTACGAGATGCTTTTCAGGCTGCTGGTTTTAAGGAAGTAAGAAACAGTGTACAAGAAATGAACATTGCTTCTACTAATAAATGGTTAAGAAGTGAAATAGGTAAGACTTACTTTCAGTTTTTAAGCTTTACTATGGCTTCTATTGAACAGCAGACCATGCGTTTAGGTATGCGAATGGTGGGTGGTGATCTTAGAACTGTTTCTAAAGTATTTGCAAGCTCTGCTATGTTAGGTATGATGATGTATACGGCACGTGTTCAGATGAACGCTATTGGGCGAGGTGATGCAGATGAGTACATTAAAGAACGTATGACTCCTAAAAACTTTGCAGTAGGTGCATTAAGTCAAATCGGAGCAGCTTCTATCTTTGGTTATATCTATCAAATAACCACAGGTGCAATGGGTGGTAACACTCATGCTATAACACCCCCCGCTTTATCATATGCGTCAGCATTACTACAAGCTACTCAAGCTTATAATGATGGTAAGATGTCAGAAGCAGAGTACAGAAGAATATTACGTCTAGCACCTGCTCAATCTCTTTATGGTGTAAGACAAATTCTTAACGCTACTGCTAATCAATTATATAAATCTACCTCTGGAAGCTTTTAAGGAAAACACATGGCTTTTTCATATCAAAATTACCAACCAACAAACAATACTACGGATACCTTTAGTATCCCTTTTACATTTACTGCTCAGTCTGAGATTAGTGTAACAGTAGATGGTGTGGCTCAGACAGGTCTAACTTTTCCTTCTAGCTCTAGCGTACAGCTAACATCTCCTGTTGCATCTGGTTCACTGGTACAGGTCAGACGTACTACTAGTTTGACAGCACGTGCTATTGACTTTGCCTCTGGCTCTGTACTTACTGAAGAAGACTTGGATGATAGTAATATTCAGGTCTTCCACGCAGCACAGGAAGCTATTGATACTTCTAATGATTCAATTACACTAACACCTGCCAATCGGTGGGATGCTGGTGGTAGTATTATCAACAACGTAGGTACGCCTACATCTAATACGGATGCAGCTACTAAAGCTTACGCTGACGGTATTTCAGCAGCAGCAACAGCAGCAGCTACTGTAGCGGCTAACGCAGCAGTTGCATCAGCGACAGGAAATATCATTCCTGATGCTACTAAACTAGCTATCCATCCTGTTGGATCGCAGTACACACTGTCAGATGGTACAACTACTGACTATTCAGCAAAGCATTATCAAGACGCAGCCTCTACTTCAGCTACCAATGCTGCAACCTCTGAGACTAATGCAGGAACATCCGAAACTAACTCTCAGAATTGGGCAGTTAAGACTGATGGGTATGCAGAGGGTACTCTAGGTTACTCATCTAAAGCGTGGGCTGTTGGTGATACTGGCGGTGTAAGTAACACGGCTGGTGCTGGCCCTGCTAAAGATTGGGCTATTGAGACTGCAACTAATGTAGACGGTACTGAGTATTCTGCAAAAGAGTATGCTATTGGCTCACAGGCTGGTAATACTGCTGGTTCTTCAAAGCAATGGGCTTTGGGTGGTGGTGCAGGATTTACAACTAGTACTACTGTTGATGGTACTAACTACTCAGCTAAGTACTATGCTGAACTTGCTGCCTCTAACTTTGATTCATTTGATGATAAATTTCTTGGGGCCAAATCTAGTCCACCAGCACTAGACAATGACGGAAATGCTTTAATTGATGGTGCTTTGTATTATGACAACACAGGCAAATACCTTTCTGTCTATGACTTAGGCACAACTAGTTGGAACCCAATACAGGTTGGCGCAACTGCTGGTTTTGCAATCGCAATGGCAGTAGCCCTATAAATAAGGAAATATTATGGCACAGAATTTTAGACGATACATGCTTCAAGGGGTTGGAACGCAAGCTGCTGACATTCCAGATGGCGGTAACTTTGATAGTTACGACACACTAGTTGGTATTCATATGACCAACACATCAACAAATGCAATCACGGTTGACGCTTATATTCAGCACACAATCAACGGCAGTCCTGTCAATCACTACCTTATTAAAGGCGCACCTATTGCAGCAGGTGGTGCATTACAACTGCTTGACGGTGGCGCAAAGATAGTAGTCCAAACAGGCGATAGGTTGTGGGTTGAATCAGACACTGCATCATCGTTGGATGTTTGGGTATCTGCTGTTGATGCTATTAGCACATAGGAGTGACCGATGGGTTATATAGGAAATCAACAAACCGAAGGCTTTAGCAGCATCCCTGCTAAACAAGATTTAACTGGTGCAACTGGCACTAGCCTGACGCTGACACATGCTGTCGCAAGCGCAGAAGGCATTGATCTGTTTATCAATAATGTGAGGCAAGAGCCAACCACAGCTTATTCTGTTGGTGCTGATGGTGTCACAGTAACGCTTACTGGCTCTGTTGTAGCGACTGATGACATTTATGTGGTGTATAATTCACTGGCTTTGCAAACCACAGTAACGCCGGATGCGTCTGTTAGCACAGCCAAGATTATTGATGGGTCTGTTACTATGGATAAGCTGGCTACGTCAGGTACATTACCAGCGTTAAACGGCTCTAACCTTACTAATGTAGGTCAAGTGATTGGTATATCAACTCCTACAATATTAAGAGGGGATGTAAGTGTTAATGCGGGTTTAACACAATTAGGCAGCACATCCCTTTACTATGTTTCTGGTACTGGAATTTTGACCAACACTTATACAAAGAAAAGTTCAACTTCTATTATTACTGCTCACTGGAATATTAACTATCATCAAAACACATCTGGGGTTGGCACACACGGTTTCTTTTGTGCTGCTGGCACAAGCGGTAATACTGACACTATTATTGCAATGCCCCAAGATTTTAACAGAATAATTGATGATTTAAGTGTTGCTAAAACTTTTTCTTTTTCTGGCTCTGGGCCATTTGTTGGACTAGCTGCTGGGTCATACGATTTTATTATGGGGCCAGTAAGGGGTTCCGATCCGGGCGGCACTACTGGCTTTCGGTGGAATTACAGAGAACATGGAGATCAACCCGCTAATAGTTTGCAAACAAGTTATCTGTATGTGACAGAGACAGAGGTTTAAGATATGGCACTTATAAAGTTAAACAATCAGTCTCTCACCGCAGTCACATCTGCTGGTTTGCCTAGTGGTACTATGTTGCAAGTTAAGTACACTCAATTCACCTCGTACAATAATGTTGCTATTTCTGACTCAACAACAGGCACAGCCCTTGATGATTTAGCAGTTAATATTACGCCTATTTCAACTAATAGTATAATCTTGTTGACTGCTTTTATTAATGGTGAGTTTAGCGCAGCTATTGCACATGATGTGGTTGCATTTTTCTTTAGAGATAGCACTAAATTAGCTGCACCCACAGCGGGAAACAGAGCATTAGGTATTCAAATGGGTGCGAATCTTAGTTTTTATGCTGACAACAATAGTTCAACGCCCGAAGGGTTCCACTATTCTTACTTTGATACACCAAGCACAACATCACAAATAACTTATAAAGCAGGTTTGCGAGTTCATGCTGCTTGTAATTACAAAATTAACAGAACAGAGGGTGATGCTGACTTGAGCAGCAATGAACGTGGTGTGTCATTTATTAGCGCAACGGAAATCGCTGGCTGATGAAACCTACAGCCGCATCAGTCCAGTCGCAGATAGATACACATGAGGCAGTGTGTGCTGAACG